GCTGAATTATCCTGGTGGGCGGTCCGCAATCAGGTGGCGGACGCGCTACCGGAAGCGGTATTACGTCGTTCGCTGGGGTTGCGTGCGGAAAAAATCCGCTCAATGTACCGTGAAAGCGACATCGTACCGGGAGAGCAGACCGCCACCATCATACTGAAGCAGCGCACAAAAAATCTTGCGCCGCTGCCTCACGCCCACCAGCAAAACCCACCACAGGAAAAGACGGTGGTCAGCATTGCCGTTGATCCGGAGTCTCCGGAATCCTTCATGAAACGACCTAAACGTCGCCGCTGGGTAAATGAGAAATACACACGCTGGGTAAAGACACAGCCGTGTGCGTGTTGTGGTAAGCCAGCGGACGATCCTCATCATCTGATTGGTCATGGTCAGGGCGGAATGGGAACAAAATCCCACGATATTTTCACGCTACCGCTGTGTCGGGAGCATCACAACGAGCTTCATGCGGATCCGCTGGCGTTCGAAGAAAAGCATGGTTCCCAGGTTGATTTAATTTTTCGTTTTCTTGATCACGCCTTTGCGACTGGCGTGCTCGGGTAAAAGAGGTGACTGATGCTCATAGATTTGGTTTTACCTTACCCGCCGACGGTGAACACTTACTGGCGACGCCGTGGCAGCACATATTTTGTATCAAAAGCCGGGGAGCGTTATCGCCGGGCAGTGGTGCTTATTGTTCGCCAGCAGCGACTGAAATTAAGCCTGTCCGGACGGCTGGCAATAAAAATTATTGCAGAGCCACCGGATAAGCGTCGTCGTGACCTGGACAATATTCTGAAAGCACCGCTGGATGCGCTGACGCATGCGGGAGTGTTAATGGACGATGAGCAGTTTGATGAAATCAATATTGTACGTGGTCAGCCAGTATCTGGTGGACGGCTGGGTGTGAAGATTTACAAAATTGAGAGTGAGTGAGCGTAAATATGATATATCCGGAAATTACAGGCAAAAGCGGCGAACATTTACGCCTGAACACGCTGGAAGCAGTCTGGATCCAGGGGAAATTACGGATGTGGGGGCGGTGGTCGTATATCGGTGGGGGTAAATCCGGAAATATGTTTAACCGGTTACTGGTTTCGAAAAAGCTGACGAAAACAGCAGTTAATGAGGTTTTACGCAGCATGAAGAAATCCGGGCTGGAAAAACCGGAACTTGAGGCATTTTTTCGGGATATGACCAGAGGGAAGCAGAAGAGCTGGTTGTCACATTGTACAGACACAGAGGCGTTGATTATTGATCGCGTTATCAGTGAGGTGCTTGGGGAATATCCCGGGCTAATCAATATTCTCCGGCAAAGGTACGAAGGACGGGGAATGAGTAAGAGAAAAATGGCAGAATGTTTAAATCGTACTCACCCGGAATGGTGTTTCAGCACATGTGAGAAACGTATTGCAGGTTGGTTAGCCGTGGCTGAACACATGCTTTATGTACCTATGCACGATTCATTTCGATAAAAAAAGCTTGCTTTTTTACGCAGAAACAGCTTGAATTCCTGTAAGCTTCGCAAAGCTGTATCGCGAGGCGAAATGCAAGTTTTTTCGCACAAGGAAGCCACCGGAAGGTGGTTTTTTTGTGTCCGTAATATACAGCAGCGCAATAAATTCGCTGGTGGTTATTAATACCGTTCTTTCAGGTTGCTGGCTTTTTCGACAAGAGTTATTGGTGTGTCACGTTAACCGGAAAAGGGAAAAAGACATGCTGAAACAGCAGGATATGACAGAAACCGCCAGAGTGGTGTTTAATGAATTAAGCGTTACCGACCCGGCGACAGTCGGGGAGATTGCGCAGAATACTTACCTTTCACGCGAACGCTGCCAGTTAATACTGACCCAGCTGGTTATGGCGGGTCTGGCAGACTATCAGTTTGGTTGTTACAGACGCCTTCAGTCCTGAAGGCTTTTTTATTTGTGGTAAATGGGCGGCTGGTGGGTGTAAGGGGCACCCACCAGCCATCTGCTCATGCGTTGGGTTCACAAGCAAACCTCAGGCCCACTGCTTTGCGCAAAAGCAGAATGAGCCTATCAGAGACAGGCTTAATGATCCATGCTTAATACTGTAAAAATATCCAGTTGTGAGTTAATCAACGCCGACTGCCTGGAATTTATGCGGTCGTTACCCGAAAATTCTGTTGACCTGATAGTCACGGACCCGCCGTACTTCAAAGTGAAACCCGAGGGCTGGGATAACCAGTGGGCGGGTGATGAAGATTACCTGAAGTGGCTGGACCAGTGTCTTGCGCAGTTCTGGCGGGTGCTGAAACCTGCCGGAAGTCTTTACCTGTTCTGTGGCCATCGTCTGGCATCTGACACCGAAATCATGATGCGTGAGCGGTTTAACGTGCTGAACCATATCATCTGGGCAAAGCCGTCCGGACGCTGGAACGGGTGCAACAAGGAAAGCCTGCGGGCGTATTTCCCCGCCACAGAGCGCATTCTGTTCGCAGAGCATTATCAGGGGCCGTATCGTCCGAAAGATGCCGGGTATGAGGCGAAGGGTAGGGCACTGAAACAGCATGTGATGGCCCCGCTGATTGCTTACTTTCGTGATGCGCGCGCTGTCCTGGGGATAACGGCAAAACAGATTGCAGATGCCACAGGAAAGAAAAACATGGTGTCGCACTGGTTCAGTGCCGGTCAGTGGCAGCTGCCGAACGAAAGCGATTATCTGAAATTACAGGCACTGTTTGCCCGGGTGGCAGAAGAGAAGCATCAGCGGGGTGAACTGGAAAAGCCCCACCACCAGCTGGTGGATACGTATGCCTCTCTGAACCGACAGTATGCGGAGCTGCAGAGTGAATATAAGCATCTGCGGCGGTATTTCGGTGTGACGGTGCAGGTGCCGTACACCGATGTGTGGACGTATAAACCGGTGCAGTACTATCCAGGGAAACATCCGTGCGAAAAACCGGCAGAAATGTTGCAGCAGATAATCAGCGCAAGCAGTCGTCCGGGAGACCTGGTTGCAGATTTCTTCATGGGGTCGGGGTCGACAGTGAAAGCAGCGATGGCGCTGGGACGTCGTGCAACTGGCGTTGAACTGGAGACTGAACGTTTTGAGCAGACGGTGCGGGAAGTACAGGATTTAATCATTCGTAACGGATGAGATTGCGGAGTTAATCATGCGTCGTTATTATTCAGCAATCGGCCCTTTAGCTCAGTGGTGAGAGCGAGCGACTCATAATCGCCAGGTCGCTGGTTCAAATCCAGCAAGGGCCACCAACCGCCACTAGCTCATCAGGAAAGAACGTCACCCTGTGCGAGATTCGGAGTCCCCGGTGGCGGTCCATTATCGGTATTCTGCGTTGTTAGCTCAGCCGGACAGAGCAATTGCCTTCTAAGCAATCGGTCACTGGTTCGAATCCAGTACAACGCACCACACCACACTTATCTGCCCTGACTCTCTTTTGCGGGCTTTTTATTACAGGAAAGACACCGGACAGTGAAATGTTAAATGCCTCACAATTCAGGCAGTTGACTGTTGCCTGACATGCTGAGCGTTTGTTAAAAAAATCCTGCATGATGAATCCCCCTGAGCGGCGGGGCATAATGACAGATGTTTGGTTGCGTATTGTATAGGCAAGTTGCGGATTCTGTCTGGTCATTGCAGAATTCACCGGGAGGCACCCGGCATCATGCTGTATACAGAGATTAGGCATATATCCAGGCTTCTCATCGCAGGAGCCTTTTTACATGCAAAAAAAAGCCCGAGTGGGTTCGGGCAACAGCATGAGATACTTGCATTGTCATTTTTATCGTGTGGATTTTAACCAGGGTTTATAAGGCTGCGCAACTGCGCGGCCTTTTTCGTTTTGCGGGCTGCGGTTCTCCTCTTTTGATTCTCCTTGTGGCCGGACCGTGGCCCGCAACTGTTGAGGAAAATCCCGGAAAGGGGAGGAATAATGGCATTTAAACACTATGACGTGGTCAGGGCGGCGTCGCCGTCAGACCTTGCGGAAAAGCTGACACACAAACTGAAAGAGGGCTGGCAGCCGTTTGGTAGTCCGGTGGCCATAACCCCTTATACCCTGATGCAGGCGATTACAGCAGAAGGTGATGTGGTGGTCAGTGGTGCAACTGAGCCGGATTGGTACTACGTCATCGTACTGGCCGGGCAGTCCAATGCCATGGCTTACGGTGAAGGGCTTCCGCTGCCGGATTCATACGATGCTCCGGATCCGCGCATTAAACAGCTGGCGCGCCGCAGTACAGTTACGCCGGGCGGGGCTGCCTGCAGATATAACGATATTATTCCGGCCGACCACTGCCTGCATGATGTGCAGGATATGAGTACGCTGAATCATCCGAAGGCAGACCTGAGCAAAGGGCAGTACGGCTGTGTCGGCCAGGGCTTACATATTGCCAAAAAACTGCTCCCGTATATCCCGAATAACGCGGGGATCCTGCTGGTACCATGCTGTCGTGGTGGTTCGGCATTCACCCAGGGCGCGGAGGGGACATTCAGTGCGGACGCGGGGGCCAGCCAGGATTCGGCGCGCTGGGGTGTGGGTAAACCGTTATATCAGGACCTGATTGCGCGCACTAAAGCTGCATTACAGAAGAACCCGAAAAATGTGTTGCTGGCGGTGTGCTGGATGCAGGGAGAGTTTGACATGAGCGCCGCCACCCACGCACAGCAACCTGCGCTGTTTACAGCCATGCTGGCACAGTTTCGTGCTGACCTCTCCGTGTTTAACGCGCAGTGCCATGGTGGCAGTGCTGCAGATGTGCCGTGGATTTGTGGTGACACGACGTATTACTGGAAAAATACCTACGGCACCCAGTACAACACCATTTACGGGGCGTACAAAAACAGGGAGAGTGAGGGCGTTTATTTTGTGCCCTTCATGACAGACGGTAACGG